GGTTGTTAAGGTCAAGAACATCAGGATGAAGATACTTATTATAAACTTCTCTCAAACTAAGAGAAGGGTCAATCAAGTTATCCTTCTGAAGTAAGTTAACTGCGATTGTAAGTTTATCACAAATTTCAGTAACGAGGAAGTCATACTTAACGTCACCCAGTTCCTCAGCTTCGTGAAGAGAATACTGAGTTGTCAAGTCACCATTCGGGCTTCTCATAATTGCACCAGTTTCAAATGGAGAATCATTATAAAGAATAACACCAGATGCGTGCTGACCTCTCTTATTAACTACGGTTATCTTGATTTTTCAATCAAGCCCTGACTATCTTTTAATTAGTATAAAATACTAATAACCCCATTTCGGTTCTCAGCCACATTGTTGCCTCCGTGGCGACACGTATCAATAGTGTCCCTACTCTCTGTCTCACCAGAGATAGTCGATACAGGCTTAACTTTTTCTTAACGGATATTTAAGAGTATTATCATAATAAATACTCTTCAATAAAATCGTGAAGAAAAGTTTTTCCCACGGGATTACCATACCTATGTCTCACGACAGGAGCTTCAGGCTTCCCCGTTAGCTAAGATTAAATCTTAACCCCATTGATTAATGGAAAAGGTGTTTAAGGGCCAGTTTTTTCTTCGACCCATCAATTGATTCGATAATCTCAAGAAGTCCCGGATACTTATCAAGCTCATTTACCAATGCTGTGATAGGCGCTCTACCCTTTTCCTCATTACCGTAAACGGCATCATGAATTGACCAGAGAAATCCACGCTCCTGAGGAATCAATGAGCTAAGATACTGTGCTGTATCTGTATCAATACCATCTGGATACCATTCTGAACGATAACCACGACAATTATGGACAATAATATTATTAACGGTAAAGGAATGAGATGGAGTCACTAAACAATAGACTTTGTCATCAATATCTTCTCTGTCAATCTCTTCAATCTTAGCCTTAAGATATGTTTCTTCTTTATAATAAACTGGGAAGTCCATTTCTCCTCTGTCTTCTATTTTAAATTCAAATACATCTTGATAATCAATGAGTAAGTATTTTAAATCATAAAGTTTATCAGCTTTTTTTGAATAAAGTTGAACATTATAAGTTGTTTTTTTATCTTTTCTGTGTTCCACAATAATCGTTGGATTAATATAATTCCTTCTTAAGATGAAGCTCATATCTTCAGCAAGTTGTTTGCTAACTGTTGTTCCTCTCGCTTCGGCGGATTGCCTTTCTCCGTTCCTGCTTGTTCTTGCGTATCCATCCCCAAGGAACCAACCTTTAAAAATTTGCAATTGAATTTTTGGAAGGATATATAATAATTTTCTAGGAACATATTTATTCCACTGATTTACTTCAGTAATTGAATCGACTTCAAATAATTGAGAGAAGAAAGCAACTAACTGTTTTGATGCGAAAGAAATATTCTGAGCTTGAGAATCTTTTCTATTATAGATTTGAAAATTATCTAATTGAAAGACGTTCCACATCAGTTGCAAGATTCTATTTCTAAGATTTTCTTCTTTTTGATTAATAGTAAAACATATACTTTGTCCATTATAACTACCTTCTGCCAACCAAATTCCTATTAATTCACAAAAGTCATTATCAATTTTTATTTTTTCTGGCAATCCATAACCATACTTTCTCTGGACTTCATTCTTCCAAGTGATATATGATGAATTATCAACCTTCGTTTCGATTTTTTGAAGAGCGTAATCATATTTAGTAAAGTCTCTGGCTGTTCTCCATTCAGGGACGATATTCTTACAGTAATTGTAATATGTTTGATATATTAGAGAAGAAGACTTTAACTTTCGTAACTCAGGAAACAGTGAAAAAGTCTTTTCTTTATTCCAATTACCATTAATTCTACCTTTATGCTCATTCGCAGGTAGACATAAAATTTCATGTTCAGGAGTACAACTTAAAATTGGATTCGTCGAATATCTCGTTTTTAAATTTATAAGCTGAGTCCCTTTAATCTCCGTAGGGGCAATAACCTCTTCCCAACCATTTGTTGTATATACTCGATCTCCAGGCAGAATCTCTTCAATGGGTTTTTCTCCATTTATAGTCTTTACTAATGTGCATTTCTTAAAACAAGCTGCGGCAATTGCAGAACGAGTTCCTTCTGTACCATAAGTACAAACCTGAATAACGTTGAGCTCTCCACGCTCCTTACGAAGGGCGGAAAAAACAGCAGCTCTCTTTGAAGGGGTCAAATCGATGTCGATATCAGGGAGTTCCACACGCTCTTCATTTAAAAATCTCCAAAAACGCAAGTTCCACTTTAATGGGTCAAGCTGAGTTATACCAAGAAGATAGTTACTTAAGAAACAAACTGCGGAACCACGTGGACCTACGATTGAGCCGCAATCCCAGAACAAGTTAATCATATGCTGGAAAGTATTGAAATACTCATACAGACAATTACCGAGTTTCTCTCCAACAACCTTAATTACTCTCGCTTCTGTTTCAAGAGTATTGAGATAAGTTGCGTTAATAAGGTTCTTTGCTTCAAGAGCGTTGAAACACTCATTTACCCAATATCTTTCCTGCACATTGTCACTTGTGAATAGCTGATAAAGAGTAGGATAAACAACTGTGATATCTGCCGGGATGTGCTTGTCATAATCTCTTACATCAACTCTTGGAATGATTGGCTTTCTGAAGATATCATATGTTCCAATTTTATCATAAATCTCCATTGAGTTTGCACAGAACTCTGCGAACTCTTCCTCTGTGTGATTGATTTTAAGATTTTCAAATGCTTCCTCATTATCCATCATGTGGGCAAAAGTGTAGAAACCATCAACCTCACGCTCACCGTCTTTTGAGTTAAGATATGCCTTATGAACTGAACGCTCTTTTGCTGTGAGATAATGTGCGTCTGAACCAATTACAACTTTTCTCTTGTAGTAAGCGGCGATGCTCTTAACTCTTTCATTGAAACGAATCTGGTCCTTTACATTTGCGGCGGCAATTTCAATATAGAAATCATCACCAAACAAATCAATATTCCAAGTCATGAACTTATGAATTTCCATCTTCCACTTACGAATCTCATTTTCGTCCTGAGCCTGCTCTGCCTTAACTAACTCTGCCACAAAATGAGGAAGATGTCCACCAAGACAAGCAGTTGATGCAATCAAAGTATTCGGATACTTTCTAACGATTGCTTCAAGTTCTGCCTTTTCAGTAGGAACACGCATCATACCACGAGAACTAAATCCATTATACCAAGCCGTTGAACTTAATTCTCTCAACGCCCTGTGTCCATCAGTATTTTTCGCCACCAATATAAAATGCCAATATCTTTCAATATTTTCACGGCTATCAACAAGATAAATCTCATTACCGCAAGCACATTTGAAGTCCTCTGGAATCTTACCAGCTTTCTTCAGTTCCTTTTCACACTTCAACCATTCAACATGACCGGCAACTGTCTCATGGTCTGTCAACGCAATACCTGACATACCAAGTTCATAAGCCTTAAGAATCATATCCTTCGGTCTACTGATTGAGTCAATCAATCTGAAGTTAGAAAACATGCTATGAGAATGACCGTCAAATCTTTTGAGTGTCTTAATATCCATTATATACCTCCAATCAATATCGCCGAGCAACTATGCAGGGATATTCATTTTTAATATTTCTTTTATCTTTCTATATATATTATATCATAAAATAAAGAAAAAGTCAAGACTTTTAAGCCCTGACTTTTTCAACCTTACTGTTTTTTCTTCTTTTCGCGCTCTTTCTGAATTTCCTTATTGCGGCGAGCCATATCTTCCTTCATCTTATCGATTTTCTTTTTGTAGTTCTCCTTTTCGTCCATGTGGAATTTCATTGATATATCCCTCCAATTCTTCTTTAATAGCCTATATTATCTCATACTTTAAGATATTTGCTTGTCTGCGAATGGATTCTTCGAAGCTTATTTCACCAGCTAAGCCGCGGCAAACTTCATCCATTATTCCTGTCCTTTTACCATCTTTTAACTATTTTAACAATATAGTATGAATCAATTACTTCGCCTTTAGATTTTTTTTCTTTAAGAGTCGCGGCGCTACTAATTATATCATATCCTTCTTTTTTAGCATCAGATTTAAATTTTTCAATTAACTCCTTAGCTTCTTCATAAGTATCAACACGTATCTCATCAGTTTGTTTCATTATTTCCATAAATACTTTCCTCCAATTTACTAATAATATTATCTCTATAAGAAATTTCCTCTATTTAGATTTGAAGCATCAATTGAATGCGTGCTGCCACAATTATGGCAATAACAAGACCAATATCTGCCTTTTCCCTAACCACTTCATTCTTCATCTAAGGAAATGACTTCTAAAAATCCAAACCTGTCTCCAATTCTTATCTAAGAAGATTTACAGCCACAACTTGTTGAGGCACCCGAGCGCAAATGGGTAGAACGTACTGCTTTTATTAGTCCACATTTAAGACATTTACAATTCCAATAAGAGCCGTGATTATTACTTCGTTCTTTATTAAAATCAATAACATACCAATCACCAAATATCTAATTAGTTAAATCTATTCTTTTAGACATTACAAAGTTCTCCCATTTCTTATACCTCCACTACCTTATGTAATTTAAAGTTATAACAAATCAATTTGGTATTATTATTTTTACACAAATTGAAATTCTGTGCGGTCCCGCGACTCTGTCCATCCCAAAAACAAATACACATTCTATTCTCAAATTGAGAGAGATAATCGTGCATACTTGCATTACGAATGAAGCCCGCAGATTTTCCGCATGTATCCCAATCTGCTTTAAAAATCTTGATTGGGATATTATTTCCTTTTGCCCAGCGTTCAGCGAGGGTATCCGCTCCACGGGCGCCTCCACTTACTATTTCAGCTATGTTATACTTTTCATGGATAAAATTCATTATGTCTGAAAATTCGTCATAATCATAATAGTCACGACTTCCTGCCACAAGTAATTTCATTTTCATTTCACCCTTTATAATCTAATGTTATTTTTACTTAAACATATCCTTAAATATCCATTTTTCTACTAAATTGGTTTTAGAAATTTCTTAGAAGTATAAGAATATATTTTTCCACAAGAGGTAATAGCATATAGTCCTTCATACCCTTTAATATCTTTTATCTAAATATTAGAAATCATAAAGAGTCGACTCCTTTAATTCAATACAGTCAACATAAATCTGTGGTACAGTTCTGCCGCCCCATGTGTTTATATTCGCTCTTCCGGCGCAAGTGATATTAAGAGTATCACCAGGAGTCTCAGCTATCTGGTCAATGATATCTTGTGCCTTAAAAATCATATAAGTCATACCATTAAATACGAATTTAATAGTATCTTTCTTTGAACCAATCATCTGAACCTGAGATTTAGGGATTGTGATATTTTCAATGATAATAACAGGTTCATCATTTTGCTGACCCCATAACTTCTGCTGTGCACCGATATCCATAACAAGCTGAGTGATTTCAGAATAATTACCCTGAATTACGAAATCAGCTTCATAGAAACCTTCATTAAAGTCAACATTAGCGAGCTTCTCGTTTGCATAATCATATAGCTTACTTACGTCGCTTTCTTTAATACTAAAGCCAGCTGCGTTCGCGTGTATATTTATCTATTGTTTCCAATAGTACAGACTATTTTTTACTACTATAAAAGTAGAACACCCATTTCCAATTACGTACCAATAGTAATTGTACTCCTCAAAGTGAGGATAGTCGTTACAGGTTTAATATTGCTTTATTTTTTTCTTTATTATTTCTTAATGGGTAAATTAATTTTTCATTATAATGATTCCTTCCTGCATTAATTTCTTTTGCAGAACTACGACTCCATCCAACTTCTGCGCCAATTTGATTCATAGGAATATTAGTAGTTAGTAATAATTCTATTATTTTATTAACTCTTATTTTATTTATTTCTTTTTCTTGCGGTCGCAAAGGATAAGATTCATTTTTATCATTCCAAGAAGACCCGTCGTTAATATGTCTAATTATGTCTTGAGTAATATTATATTTTTTTACTATTTGCTTTCTTGGAATTTTCCAATTTTTTAAATCTTTTTTAATTTGTTCAGCAACTTCATTTGTAATTCTTGCAGAAGGATTTTTGTCACCACTATAAATTGGAGGCTCTTCTCCTCCTTGTGCAATATTATATCCATTAGGAATTAATGACTAATAATATTGTATATAGTATTTTTCTTTTTCATTATAATCTTCGAACCATCCTAAAACTTCAAAAGAGAAATTTTCTTTACCATATTTTATAATTGCATCATGAATTAATGATTTATATCTTGGAGTTCTTTCACAATGCTAAATAAATCTTTCTTTTGGATTTTTTGACTATCCTATATATATTTTATGATTTATTTTATTTTCAATTTTATAAATCGCTTTTTCCATATTTCACCTCCTTTTAAATATTTTTATCAAAGCAATATTTTTCCCACGAGATTTCCATGCCATTTGGTTTAGGTTACCTCGTTAGCTAAATTCAAAATTTAACCCCGCTGGTAAGCGGAAAAGGTGTTATGGGCCACACTCAACCCTCAACAAAGTCCATATAGTCACTGCCCTTTAAGAAGGACTTAAAGTCTTTTAGCTCGCTTTCCTCTCTACCACGAATTGAACCCTTCAAATAACCATCAGGACTAATTCTGCCAAGCATTGTTGGCTTCTTATACTTTGCGGCAATACCCATTGCAATCAAACCAGTAAGGTTATTCGATACACTGAGTTCATCAGCATTAAGAATAAGTATCTTATTTTCATCAAGACAGTTGTTACTAATCTGAATATCAAGTAACTCAATAGCCTTATCCTTTTCTCTATTCTGTCTTGAACGAGCATTTACACAGTTACGAGTTGTTTGTTCCGCAACAGTTTCCATTTCGCCCTTTGCTCCACGCTTAGTTGAAGGAACTGCTTTATCACCATCAATAAAGCCAAGGAATAACTGTTCCTTTTCACTCTGTGAGCCAACTCTGATAAGAGCGTTGATAAGAGGGGTAACATAGAAAGCAACCTTTATCTATGTGACATCGCCACTGGTGTAGTAGCTATCCTTCCAATCAGCCTCATAGATACCAAACATTGAATAACACTATTTCTTTACGATTGCACGGAATAGAGTATTTTCAATATTGGAAAGTCCCATATCACAGATATAACGATTCTCAGGTGTATTCATATTCATCATATCACTGATTTCTCCAAGAGCAACAAGGTCAAGAAAATCATCATAAGTGAAATCTCTGAACGCTTCCTCTTCCTTACTCTCAGGAGAATCGCTCCACCAATAAGCATCAAAGAAATTGATAAACTTATATACAACACCTACACCGCTTAAAGCCTTATTCTCATAGTCATTTGAAAGCTGGTTGTTAATAACAACTGCATTGTCGCTATAATGGTCAGCATCATGGTGGTCAAATACAAGAATATCGTATCCCATTGCATGAAGTTTTGCGTGTTCTGGATAGTCATTTGAAGAGCTATCGGGCAACACAATTAAATCACAAATCTTGTCATGAACAAGCTCATCCATAACTGAACGAAGACCATGCTCCTTCCCGTCAGGAATGTGATAAGAAATTGTAGTGTTGGGGAACTTATTCTTCAGATGCTTATTGTAATAGTTAATAAATAGGGCGGCAGAAGTAAAACCATCCACATCACAGTCAACATAGACACGAATATGACTTCCTCTCTTTAAGTGCTTTAAGAGTAATTCTGCACCCTTTTCCATATGGTCAAGACCAAGTGGGTCAAGAAGATTTTTAAACGTAGGCTTAAAATACCAATCAGCATTCTCTTCTTCCTTTAAAATTCCTCTGTCGATAAGTAAGCTTCGACTGAAATCCTGTGTAATGTCTTGGCTTGTTTTTCTTATGTATTTCATGTTATAACCAGACTCCTTTTGATATCAATTTTGCTTTTAAATAGTTGTTATCTATTTTATTAAAATCTTTAGAGGTTCCTCTAATAGTTTTTACGTTCCCCGCAAGAACATAAACATTTCCAATATGTGCCTTTTTTGTTAATGGATAAATCCCATTCTAAAACAGTTAATTCCTCAAATGTTTTTCCAACTAAATCAAGCGTTTTTATTTTTATCACCTCAAATCCAAATTGCTTTTTTATATAATTGTATAAAAATTTCTTTACCTTTATCAAATGGACTATTTTTTAAATTTAATAAATTTTTGTTGTCATATAGAAATCCCATTGAGCAATAATTCTTATATTTTTCACATGTTGTCTTTAATTTAGCAAAATACTTTTCCTTCTCAGCCCAGGTCTCGCCTTCCTTATCGAAAGCTATTAAGACCTTTTCCGCCCCACATTGTAATAGTAGGTCGAGCTGATACTTATGAAAAGTACTACCACAGGCGGCGACAACAATATTTCTATCTTGTCCAAACATCGTTGCATACTGCAAGCAGCTCTTTTCAGACTCTGCAACAATAGCCACCTTATACTTTTTTATATTCTCTCTTACAAAATTCAATCCATATAAATTGAATTGTAGAGGATGGTTATACATTTTACCCTCGATACTTACGGGACGATATTTACCCAGTGCAACATCTTCATCATTAAGACCTCTTCCTCTTATACCAATTAAGTTACCTTCAATATCATAATGAGGAATGATAATCTTATTTTCTTGAATTGAGTAAAGTATATTATATATCTTCATTACCTCTTCACTTATTCCGTCTTCTAACCACTCTGCAGTAGGATAGAATGTATACGCATTTAACAGACCTTTATTGAGAATAGGTAAATTAACTTCTGGATTATGATTTTCTTTTGTATACAAAGATTGATATGGCTGGTAGAAAGTTTCTCTTTCTCTTGGACCAGCCTTACCACCAATCTGCAAAACGATATCCTTAAAGAAATCATACTGTACATTTAATAGCTCATAGCGTTTCTTAAACATTTCAATGATGTTAAAGGTACAACTACAACCTGTATAGCAACGGAAGGTATGAGTCTTAGGATAATAATATAATTTCATACTTGCTTCTGCGGCGTCATGATTATGACAGATAGTAGGAAAGATTATTGCGTTTCCAGTCTCTTCAAATCTATCTGCTCCGAGTTTAGTCATTATATCAATGATTTCCTCATTCGACAGACTATTCATTAAATCCTTTAAATGACTCACTTAATCACTCCTTAGAAAGTCAAGAAATCAGAAAAATCTTTTTCGCTTAGTCTTCTCTTATTGTCTTCATCATCTTCAAATGCCGCGGCGAAATCAACAACTAAATCTTCAGGCTTGATATCTGATGTTGAATAATATTCCTCATAAATTGCATCTGATACAATTCCTTCATTATAAAGGTCACACAGCTCATGGAAATCTCCATATGCTATTGAGTCAAACTGAACAACTTGGAATTCCTTAATCGGCTTCATATCAACTGTCGTTACAAACAAATCTTCTCTACGGCAACAACCTAAATCATTATGTGACCAAATTCTTATCATATTCCATCTACCACGACGATTCTTATAAACGTCAGTAACAAGATTTGGAACGAATGAGAATGAGCCCAAAAATCCTGCAAGTTCTTGTAATTCTACCTTTGTTGGACGAGACATAACACAAGCAAAGTCAGCAAGGTTTACGATTGCCTTTGCACGAATTCCGTTGTTTCCAACGGCGCTGACTATTTCTTAATATTATAAAAATATTATAATACCATATCCATTTCGGTTCTCATTAGCTTCGTTTCCTAAAACTAAGACACGTATTAATAGTGTCCCTACTCCCCGGCATTTCAACCTCAGGGATAGTCGATACAGGATTTATTCTATATCAGAGTATCTTTATACTCTTCAATAAAAAATTCCCACGAGATTACCATACCTATGTCTCCCGACAGGGCTCCAGGCTCCCTCGTTAGCCAGAAAACTCTGACCCCTATTAATAAAATAGGAAAAGATATGTTGGGGCCAAGTTGACCCTTGAACATTTTTAAAGTCTCTAAATCCCCCCTTTTCATCATCATCATTACTAACCTGTGTTGAGGTCATAATGAACGCATTAAGCTCAACAGCAAGATTCTTTAAAGTTGTTGTGAACAATCTAAGACAAACCATATTTTCTTTTATTTCTAAAAGTATAGACTATATTTCACCATTTAGGTATAACTCTTTCGGTTCTCAGCCGCATTGTTATCGCCGCGGCGGCACGTATCAATAGTGCCCCTACTCTCTCATGATAAGAGATAGTCGTTACAGGTTATTTTATTAGCGTAATCGGCTTAATTTTGTAATAATTAAATCGCATAATCTCACCTCTACATATAGAGTGATGTTTAATTGCGATTACTCTAATAAAATCATCCCTCGGTATTGCCTGCTATCCATTTCTGGACCGTAGGTTCTCTTAGTCAGCGTATTCGTCTTTGGGATACGGCGTCATCTCGCTATTTACGCCAGTCTTATTTAGCTGATACCGATAGCCACTATATTATTTAATTATAATATAATTGTGACCCCGCTGATGAGGCGGAAAAGTTATTTTGAGGACATTTTACCTTAGTTTATCCTCGCGAAGTTTCAAATCACGATACTCATTAAGCATAGCAGGAGAAGAGAAGATGTAGTCATAGAAGATATTTTCAACACCGTGCTGGATATTATATCTTCTAAACAAATTCTTTACCGCAGACGCACATGGGTCAGGAACATGAGCAAGCAACATATTGTCCTCATACTTCTTCATAATATCAATAGCCTGCTGAATACGAGGCATTTCTTTTTCACCATATGTACCATACAAGAATATTTCTTCATTATATCCTGTAAGATATGCAAGTATCATTGTCTTGATTTCATCAGGGTCTTGCTCTGTCATTATATAAAGAACCTTTTCACAACTACCTGTTGAAACCCACTTATTTTTCTTTCTGTCAAATCTGATTGGATATGCAATATTACACGCATCACCAACCATAGAACGAGTATTATGTGTACAAATGTAATTATTCATTAAGAATAAATGTTCATCATTGTCTACATAAAAACAAGTCATATCAACAAATTCTCCGGTTGATTCAATTTTTATAATAGAGTCTCTGTCACGTCTTTCTTCTCTTTTCCCGTTATTTGTATAGGCAATTGCGATATCTAATTTTCTTTTTAGTTTAAAAAGTTTTGCTTTTACCGCTTTTGGAGCCTGGATGTGTAGATTATAACATTCTCCAATTGTATATTTGTCACTTCTTGTGTCTGTACTATAGTTACAAGTCAATCCGAGACTTTCGCACAGTTCAATAATATTATCTCTTAAAATGGGGCTTATAGTAGTAAAACCTATTCTGCCCTTTTCATCAATTGAGCCATCGGTATCAAGTAAGCCGGCAAGTAAATCATATCTTTGTTCCACTGAGCCTAATAAAAATTCTTGTGGTATGTATTTATTTTCTGACTTTAACTGCCATAATTCTGGGTATTCGCTTAATATGTCTTCAACCCATACATTTTTGTGCTTTTCTTGATTAACCAATTCAAAGCTCCAATTATAGTAATGGTCAGAGTTCCTCTTATAAGTTGAGTATCCTTGTCTATCACATATTGCTTTAACAAGTTCTTCGTCTGAGCTTGAGAATGAAAAACTTTTGTTTGATAAATAATATCTAAAGCTTCCATCTCCAAGTATTAAGCCCATAACATAAGGGTCAATCGAATAAAACTTTTCAGGATACTTTACTGGTTCTGTTACTGGAATACTCCATCTATAGCGTCCCTTTGTATCACGAAGTCCACGAGGATTGTCGATTATATTTCTTAATGTTGTCGTTATCAGTTTATTTGGATTTCTGTCATTCTTATTCGAATAGTAACTCCATAAATGCTCATCGCAGCATTCTGCAACTCTACCCGATTTAAAGTACACTTTATAGATTTCTTTCTTTTCTTGCTGAGGAAATACTTTCAGTACTTTAGTTGGATTACCAAATCTGTCAAAAAGTAAATCTCCAACTTTAATTTCGCCGACCGATTTCCATCCATCTGGTGTTGGGATTCTTGTGAAATTTGGGACCGCTTTGCCAACACCAGAACCTGCTGAACGAAGATATAATTTACCCTTACGTCCACCACGAGTTATGGTATTAACAATATCGCCTTGTAGTTTACAGCCAATCTCAGGCTTCTGTTGTAAGTCAATAATCAACTGTTCAATACCATCAACAGCCTTTGACTCTTCAACAACGCTCTTAAGTACGAACTTACTTTCATAACCATTGATTTCCATTTTCAACATATTGAGAATATCTTCAACAGTCATCTACTCAAATCGTTCGTTAATTTCAGCATAGTTCGGATTGAGAATATCTTCACAATAAATGTGGCTAATATCTCTGCCGGAGTCCTTTTGCAAATCTCTTAAGAAATTGAGTTTCTTAAACTTGTTATAATAGTAGTTAAAGTTTGCAGGCTCTCCAATTGTCTCACAATCTTGTAAGTAAACCTCGCCGTTTTCTTTCTCCATAAGTTCGGCGGCGAGAGCATTCCCTTTCAAATAGTTAATAACATCAACAGAGCGAATATTACCCGCTCCGTCTCCATTATTATATAAGTTGTTAATAGCAGAAAAGATAAACTTATCGAGCGAAGTTGGGAAATCACTCAGCTCAAATCTGTACTTATCTACATTGTTTAAATAATCTGGACGATTCATGAGTCCACCAAGGACTTGGATAACTGTATGGCGGTCAATTTTTATCACTCAGCATCACCTACAATCTGGTCAAGGTCAATCATCTTTTTCTTCTTCCTTGCACCAATGTAATCGCTCGGATTGTATTTGATTTCGATTCTATCCTGCTCCAACTGTTTCTCAATAGCTTCTTCAATTTCAAGTCTCTTCTTTTCTTGTGTTTTATAGTAAAGCGCAGCCTTATCATAGACATATGGAATAATACCAATCGTCTTATACTTATCCTGCACTAGATTCTTTTCAACCTCATAGAAATACTTTAGTGTCAAAAGCTGTGACTTATAATTTATTCCCATGCGATTGAACTTCATCATTTGTGTGACATTCCATTCGCTTACAGGTCGTCCATCTGTATCAGGACCAAAAAGACGATGAATATAAAACCACAAAGCATCACGGTCATCGTTCACCCTCTCCTTTAATTTAAGATTATCCTCATTCAAATGGTTCTTAACTGTCGTAGGAGATATACCAAGCTCCTTTGCAACTTGCGCCATATTCTTACAACTCTTGTAAAGTTCGTTAATCTTTGCAACCAATTCCTCATCGACCTTAACCCTTTTCTTGGTTACAACTTCGACTGGCGCTCCATTATAGATTGCAAGATATTTATTAACCGTTGCTGTACTAATACCGAGTCTTCTGGCAACTTCTGCCTTACTCTTTAATTCTTCGTATAAAACTGGAATTTGTTCAATTACAGCTTCGTCAATTTTCTTTCCCATTGGCTATCACCCTTTTCTTAATCTCTATAATAATTATATCACATTTTAATTCAAAAGTCAAGAATTAAAATAAGAATGGCGGCATGAGCCGCCATTCTTAAATATTATCAAGAAAGTCGGCAGCAGCAGCTACAATACTTCTTTCAATTCTGATAAGCTGAACAGTAGAAAACAGTGGAGCAAATTCAAGACTTTCATGAAGTTTAAGTAATAGCTTCAAACCATTTCTATCCTTGAAGATAGCACTATCTGCCTGATGAATATCTCCATCAAAGAAAATCTTTGTGTTTTTACCACAACGAGCAAGTAATAGTTTAATATGTTCCTCAGTAAGATTTTCAGCTTCACTTACAAGAACAATAGAATCGTCAAAATTACGTCCTCTGATATAGGCGACAGGGACAATCTCCAACTTATCTTCTGAAATCCATCTATTTATCTGGTCAATACCAACCAAATCAACAAGAGGTCCAATTGAAGGAAGAATTTTTTCCATTAAGTCGCCAGGCAGCGCGCCAAGCTCCATAGTGTTCTGGGTGTAAGAGTTATTAGGAACATAAATGATTTTCTTAATCTTGTCTTTCTCAAGCTGTCCAATTGCATAGTTATGAGTAAGGAAAGTTTTCCTTTATACCGCTTCTTTCGAAGTACTTTAACACCAATTTAATGGTCGGAGTAGACTATATCTTCTTCATTATTATTCTCGAAAATTTGTTGCGCTTTTTCATATTTTCGAGTAAGATAGACATTACTATCTTTGTAAAGTACAGTTGCCAACTGTTTTACTTGTGATTTTTTCCCAAATTTAATATGATATGCTGTTCCATAATTTGCTATTTTTGTTTTATTTTTATCATTGAGAAAAGATAGACATAAATTTTGAAAATCAGCACAAATTGATTCATGATATGAACATAAGTCAATGAACCATTGTCCTTTTTTTGACTGATAAATACTTCCGTCTCCGTCTATTAAACCTCGTAAAAAATGTTTTAATAGTTTTTGAGGAACAATTGGGAGATGTTTTGTGACATATGTTTTATCTGGAACAATACCATATTTAGATAAATCATTTGCCATTTTTTCACTTCTAAAACTCAATATTGCACTTTCTTTTTTATTTCGTTTATCATATAAAAGTTTAGAATTTACTTTTAATTCATTTCTAAACTCTTCTAAAATATTTTTATCGGATATTTTTAATGAAATTCGTATTAACGGAGAACGCCTTTTATCTAAACTAATATTTCCATCTGCAAAAAATAATCCTAAAAAATAAGCTTTCTTTTCTGTATCTATTGTTTCAAAATAATTTTCTTTTATTGTTCTATTTGTTTTCTAACCTCTTCTTCTTATTTTAATACCATTAGATAATAAAACATTTCTTATTGCTTCAATTCTACAATGATATGTTTGAGCAAGAAAAGTTAATGTTTCTCCCTCTCTATCATACTTAAAACATATTTCATCTTGAATTTTTTTATTAAATTGTCTCATATATTCACCTCCTTATTTTTGATTGCGCTATTTTAATGAAGTGCGGTTTTTCATCCGAAGATTATTATTATTTTAGTCGTTGAACCTTCTAGTTGGCTAAACTAGCTTGGCTGCTGATTACCATATTTATACTCCTATAAACTTAGGCTTCCCAGCAATTAACCGCATTATTCGATATACATTACTGTATAAAGGAGCTATCAATTAACCCGTCCCGAAATGCCCACCGGCATAAATGATAGGAACATTGCTAAGCAAAGCATTCATAAGACAAATCTGTTCAGGATTCCTTGGATAAATCTCGCCGACCCAATTATTCTTAATTGCTTTGCCTTTAATTAAGTGAAAACGTGCGCCATCATACTTGAATATACTTTCCTTACCGAAAGAAGCGTCTTCATATGGCGGCGGAATGATAAGATATTCATTTATGCTGAAGTTATAGTTATCAGTTTCGTAATGACCATTTTCCCTAAGGTCTGCAAGCATTTCATTATACTCGTCGAGACTCATATCATTAACATTCATATAAACAATACCGCAGTAATCGTCCTTCCAGCTGTAGCCTTCAACGTCAACATTATTAACTTCACATCTTACCTTAAAGGAAATATCGTTTGTAACAATAGTTGCGTTTCTCTTTTTCGCAATTTCAAGAAGTACGCCATCGGGGTCTTCTGAATAATCACGAGTAAAATCCCATTCAATGTTGTTCATATTCTTGGCAATATAAACTGCCGCCTTACGAGCCTTCTGTGAAATTTCGGGATTCCTGTTAAGTTTGAGTCCGTCAATTTCCTTTAGAGTTACCATTGCAATAACCCAATATTCCTTAGGGCTAGTAACAATTTGTGGGTAGTCCAAAAGAACATTTGTGTCCAAAATCTTTACCTTTTCGTTCAATTTTCTCAACCTCGCTTATAAAAAAATGGGAAAGGTTCGTAGACCTTCCCCACTTGGATTAAAGTATTTCTTTAATTCTAATCAGAACATTCTGAAGACTATCAATCTGCTCTGGAAGAATTTCAGAAAATTTTGTGGGTTTTCCGAATTCGTTTTCGAGTATTTCAGATGCTTCCTTTGTCTTTTCGTTCTGAACAACCGCACCCCAAAGCTCCTTAGCTTCATTGATTAAATCATCGAATGTCTTTACAACATAAGGATTAACTTCATCTGAAGCTTCGCCACCGGAATGCTTAATCTCCTCATCAATAGCATCAAAGATAGCATTTACGATATTCTCGTAGCTAAATTCAACACGAGGAGTAATATACTTGAAACGAGACTTTGCGAAGAATCTGTCGTCGCCTCTGAAGAAAATAAATCTTTTTCTTTCGCCGGATGCTTCGTCCTTAATCTCACGAATGTAACCAATAACGTCAACCATCTTGTTTACAATATCGTAAGGTCTCTGCGGCAAAGCAGGAGCAATCTGCTGATATTCTTCTCCTTCCTCGTCCTTAAGAGTCTTTTCAGTAGAGTGTGAAATAAAGATAAGACCATAACCAGCGAAAGTTAAGTCTCTGAAAGTTGACTGGAATTCCTTTTTAGCCATGTCATAACCTGCGCCCCAAGGGATATCGGCAAGCTTTTCGACACCTTCCTGACCGCAAATGTACCTTACGCACAAATCCCATGCGGAATCGACAGTATCAATTGCGATACTTTCAAACTTGTCCTTCAACTCTTGCTTACGAATGAGCTGTCCAACCACAGTTTTCCAGTCATTCCAACCCTTAACAGGCTGAACATATACCTTATTAAGAGCATTAGTGCCCATCTCAACGTTGATACCGTGTTTTTCAACATACTTTAACACTCATTTAAGAGTCGGACTAGACTATATCTTCTTCATTTTTAACCTCAAATATATTCGTTGCAATTATATATTTTCGAGGAAGATACATTTCTGCATCTTTATAGCAAGAAGTAATCAACTTCTTTACTAAAGCCTTTTTGGCAAGAGTTACACGATAATTTTTGCCATTTTGTGTAGGCTTATTGGTAATTTCCATTCCCGATACTTTTTCGCATAATAAGAGAAAATCATTACAAATGTTTATTGAATGAGAAGTGAAATTAACTCTATAATAGTTCTGATTAGGATAAATACTTCCATCGCCATCAATTAAACCTCTTAGAAAATCCTTTTCTAAAATTGCTGGAACTTTCGGTAAAACGTTTGTTAAATAGGTTTTATTTTTTACAACTCCGTATTTATTTAAATCTTTTACTATCTTATCGCTTCGAACTGTGCTTAGAAAACTTTCTGTATTTCCTCTTTTTGAATAGATAAGCTTTGATGTAATTCCAAGTTCTTCTCGATACTTTTCAAGCAAAGCAACATCAGAAGCCTTAAGTTCTAAGCGTAATTGAGATTGTTTGTCTTTTTCCTCTGTCACTGACCCATCTGTAAAAATTAACCCCAAAAAATATGCTTTATTAGGTGTATCAATATTTGTAAAATAATCTTCCTTTAAATTAACATTTATTTTTCTTACACGAAGTGGAATATCATTTTTAACCAATATATTTTTAATTCTTGGTTGTGTGCAATGTCGCATTTTTGCAATATTTGTCATAGATAGTCCAGATAAGTAATCTTTACAAATTTCTTGCTCTTCTTTATCATCAATCATTCGCATTCTTTTCACCTCCTGTTGTAAAAATATAAGCAACTAATGAAGTGTGGCATTTCGTATTACTACTACTTAATTAAATAGTCGTTGAACCTTCCGCTGATTGGGCGGCTTGGCTGCTGATTGCCATATCTTTTAAGACTTAGGTTTCCCAGCAATTAACCACATTATTCAATATATATTACTATATAAGGGAGCTATTAAATTAACCCTGCAATAAGAACCTTTGGGAACTGTGCGGCAAGACTTGTCTTACCTACACCCGGCAAGCCGTAAAACATTGCGTACTTACCTTTAAGATTTCTGCTTATTGTCTGAGGTTCAAGTGCCAATAAATCAATTGCCATTATTCAATCCCTCCTTTATTATAGATGGTGCCCTGGCTATTAGAAGCCAGGGTTTACATCGTTAAAGGAAGTATTCTTCTTTGTCTGTGCCTTACCCTTAGTAGCACCCTTTGCCTTCTGCTCTTCAACTCTTGCAGAACGAGCAGCAAGACCAGCCTTGATATCATTAGCATCGTAAGAGTACTCTTCCTCAAGACCACTTGGAGAGCCACCGAGGATGATAAGCTCCTTACGAGTCTGAGTCTTTGTTCTCTTAATAGGCTCACCGAAGCCCTGCTCTTCATACCAAACCTTTGTAGACTGGTTGAAGTTAATCTTACCGTTTATGTTAACAGTATCGCCCTTCTCCCAGTTGCTTTCGATGAAGTTAACTGCATTATCTGATGCGGCGATAAGGTCAATAACATCGACTCTTGTAATACCGTCTCTACCAGTATAACCAACAACTGCCACCTTAACCTTGAGTCTACCAGTCTCTTCCTGATTCTGGTCTATCTCTTTTGTCATATCCATAACAACGCCAGAGAGTTCGAATCTTGCATCCTGCTCAAATGGGTCATTTGACTGACGAGCTGGGTTCATGAAGTTTGAATCAATCTCAAAGCCAGTTCTTACCTGACCGCTTGAAGGGTCAACCCAAATGTTCTCTCTGATGTTACCAGCTGTGATAACAACTCTTGATGCCTTTTCCTTCTCGTCTTCGCCGAGTGAGGCAAGAGAAGTAAACTTCTGAGGCATTTCACAGATGCTTGTGTAAATCTTGCTTACAGCAGAACCATCTGACTTCATTTCCATAGAGAAGAACTTAACAGGAATCTCATTCTCGACCATCTTTCCGCCGATTTCCTGGTCCACCTTAATAGTAGCTTTAGCTGATGCATAGTTCTTACCATCTGCGGTCTGCTTCTGCTCAACTTCAAGCTGGCTAAGAATTCCAGAAATCTCAACAACATTAGTACTCTGTACTTCCTTAATATTTAACATACTTTAATTCCTCCAATAAATAACAATTTTAATAAAAGTGAATTAGGAAAACGGCGGAACCGAAGTCCCGCCAATTTCAGCCGTGTGCGACGTTAAATTATTCAGCGTCAGCAGCAGCAGCGTCTGGGTCGTACTCCATACCTTTCTGAGTAAGGTAGAATACAGAAACTTCCTTCTCCTTACCATCAACAGTACGAGTCTCCTTCTCACGAACAGCAAGCTCCTTGTTTACAAGACCTGTAACGGAACCAACAACTGCTGCAGTTGTCTCGAAACCGAGTGCGTCTGCTACTTCCTTATGAGTAAACTTAACGCCCACGCCATTTCCCTTGAGGTAATCAAAAACCTTTCTTGAATTTGCTGTCATTGTGCCAGTCTTCTTAGTTGCCATTTTAACATCACTCCTTAAAGTAAATTTAATTTATATAAAAATAGCTTAGGCTCGCTATTTTTTTACTATAATCATTATAGCATAAGTTTGAAACAAAGTCAAGTTTTTGATTCGTATCTTTGAATCAATTTTCTCATACTATCTGCCGCGTCAGATTTGTTAACATTAGAACTCAATTTTTCAGCCAAATCACTGCAAAGAACCTTTGCTTTTGCCATCGCAAGAATTTGAGTTTCTGCTCTCTTTGCACAAAAATCGTAACAAATACCGATGTAAGCAATATCCTTAGCGGATAGCTCTTCGTTCTTTTTAACTTTCATAAGAACCTCTTCATACTTCGCTACATCAGTCTGTAAGCCTTTTGCAAAGTTAAGTGACTTCTCATCATTGAATTTGTTCTCATTGATTATTCCATTGTCTGATACAGGTGCAAGTAAATTATAATGAGTATCAATAATAGAAGTTATTGCTGCAATCGTAGGGTCTCTATTCTGAGCAATAAGTTCTCTTTTTTCTTCAAGAGTCATTGGTATCTCCTCCCTTAACTTTCTATATTAAGTATATCACATTTTTGAAGAAAAGTCAAGGATTAAGCTTTCGCTAAATCCACAACTTTTGCTCCTTCGGGAATTTTCATTCCCATGACACCAGTTGCATCTCTTGAAGCAACCTTTATCTCGGCAGAGTTAATCTTGATTAAACCTCTTGTCGATATAACTATTATATCGCAATCGTTATTCAAAGTCAAGAATTTAACTACCCTATCGTCCTTACGGACTCCTGAGATTTTCTTACCCTTTGTACCACGAGTACACTCTGGAAATTCAGAAAGCTCTGCCTTCTTTACAAGACCATTTGCAGTAGCTGTCATAAGATACTTACCGCTAATAATCTTAGAATCAATAACTTTATCGCCTTCGTTAAGTTTGATACCGCAAACACCAGCGGCAACTCTACCGATAGCATTTATCTTTTCTGTATCTATTATAACAAAATTGCCATTAAAAGTCAAGATTCCGATAGGCTCTTTATTTATTGTATGGACAGCAATGACTTCGTCATCATCCTTCAAGTTAATAGCCTTGAGAGACTTACCCTTCTTGAAGTTATACTCTTCCTTGGCAGTCTTCTTTACTATACCATTTTTAGTTACAAAGAGAATATACTCAGCAGTCTCGCGGCGAGAAAGTGTAGTAATAGCAGTAATTCTTTCGCCGGGTTCAAACTCAAAGAGCTGTGCTGTATTTATCTTTGCATCTACAGGTAAATCTGCAATGGCACTTCTATAAACTTTTCCCCTGTTTGAGAAAAGAAGAAGATAACCCAAGTTGTCGTCTGAGATAGTCTTAGCGATAATCTCATTATCCTGCATCTTAATCTTAGAACCCTTACCACCACGATGTGTAGTCATAAGTGTAGAAGAAGTCTGAGTATAGATATTGCCAAGAGTTGTGAAGTGAAGGAGAAGTTCCTTCTTTTCAATAACTTCTGTATCTTCATCGCTGCCCTTATAATCAAGGTTCATGAGTCTGGTTCTTCTTTCGTCGCCATATTTCTTAGCAACTTCCTTCAAATCAGTTTCAATTTCCTTGTAAAGAGTATCTCTATCGCTAAGAGCAAGAACGTGATATTCTCTGTCCTTTGTAAGCTGTTCCTTTTCATCTTTAAATGACTGGATTTCAAGTGTTGCCAAACGACCAAGCTTAATATCAATAACTGCCTTTGCCTGAGCATCAGTATAACCAAAACGCTCAATTAACTTAGCCCTTGCTGCGGCGGTACTTGATGAACCTTTAATGATAGCTACTACTTCATCAACATTAGCCAATGCAAGACAGATAGCTTCAACAATAGGAAGTCTTTCATCAATCTTTCTGATATCATATTCGTGCATCTTTGTTCTTACAACAATCTCATGGTCAAGATGAGCCTGAAGAGCTTCCTTCCAACCGAATACTCTTGGACGAGTACCATTATCAAGCATAGTCATGTTGATAGGGAAGAAACTCTGAATTGCTGTATATTTATAAAGATTACGAATAACACTTGCTGGGATTGCTCCTTTTTCAAGCCATACAGTTATATCTACAATTTCCTCAGAGGAATCTGTAAATCTCTTAATACCTGCGCAAGCTGTTGCAGGAATTCTCTTTGTAACTGGTGCATTAGGGTCTGGATTGAACAATCCACCAAGCTGATTATAGATACGGTTAGTTGCAACTCCATAAGGAACTTCTGTTACCTGAAGTGTGTTCTCCTTATCATCATACTCAATAGTACCACGAATAATCGCAGACTTACCCTTACCAATCCTTAAAGATTCCTTAACTTCATCAGCATTAAGAATTGTACCACCGGTTGCAAAGTCAGGAGCACAATAGATTTCATCAAAATCAATGTCAGGATTCCAAAGCAATTTAATCATTGCTTCATTAACTTCTCTTAAATTGAACTGAGGAATACTACTTGCCAT